TTCTCGATTCTTTCCGCTGGAAAGCCTTTCGTCGTTGGCTTCACCTTGAGCGCGCCTAGTCTTTCTTGCCCGTCTCCCGCCTTCATAGTATTCAAACATTTCCCTTAATGTTTCATCGGTCATTTCCTGTGTTGGCCGCCTGTCGATTTCCTCGTTTGGGTCTATTGGGTCCTGTTGCCCAGAGGAGAGTCTTGCTCTTCTCGCCGCGCGACGAGATGTCTGGCTGCCGGAACTAAGTTTTTCATTGTTGGGTTTTTCGTCTTTATCATCGGTTGCGTCATAAATCCAGCCCAACGAACCAGTTGCAAGCATTTTCTTTGCTCTAGTCGCGGCAACATATTGCAAGCGAATATCTTCTTCATCAACCTGGTCGAGCGGGTCGTAATCTTCCGATACTTCCTCGTCCCCTAACGGTTCCGGCATTTTAAAATCGTCACCCAAAACCACATAGTCGTACTCCAAGCCCTTTGAGCGGTGTGCAGTTTGAGCAACGATGTCAACCCCCCCGTCCGTGTTTGGTTTTTCAAGTGGTTTAACAAGGTATTCACCTTCGGCAATCCCCATTGCTTTTCTTGTTGCGCTTATTTTTTCAAAAGCCTCGTCCGGGGATTGGGCATCAAAATACCACTGTTTTTTATCTCCATCCCAACGCCAAACTTTTGCCCCCTTGAATTTGTCTTTCAACGGACCTGCTTTTCCAAGCAAGGTAAATGTGTTACCCGTTATTACTGCTCTTACTTTTCCATCAGGTGCTGTTGTAAACGATATTCCTAATCCATTTTGACCTATTTCTGTCAAAAACTTATCCGAAGAACCCCTAGATATAAAGCTTTTAACTTTGTCGGCTGAATCATAATCGGATTGGTCTGATATGAGCCCGTCTCTGACCATATTCTTTAGGTCCGTAAGAACTTGAACTCCGTCTTCTGCGGACGAGAATTTCTTTCTCCATGTTTTCGTTGTTCCGTCGTACTTGAAGCCAAGTTTGTCTTTGTAAATGGGCTTTCTTTCCATAAACGTGGAAAACTTGGCTTTGTCGGTAAAACTAAGAGCAAGTTCTTTTCCAATAACCTCAGCCTGCATCCCGCCATCGCTTATTATGTCAATCTTTGCGCCATCGACAATTTGTGATGCGGTTATGGCAGATTCACTAACGGATGCATTTTCGTCCGTAACTTCTATTTTGTCAATTGCTGACCTTAGGTTTGCATAATTAAATTTTTCTTCAAGCATCAATTTGTATGCCGTTATTGCTTGAATATTATTGGAACTCGTTACGGCTTGCTTCAAATCAACGTCGGTTTTTGGGGATGCATCAAATTTCAATTCGTCCCAGGTGTCGTACTCATTAAACGGAGCAAATCTTCTGCCGCCCTGGAGTTGTCCCTTTTTGCCATTCTGTAGCCATTCAGCGTGATTAACCATGTCAAGTAGGTCTTGTTTAAATGTTGAAACAGAACCAGTTCGCATGCCAGCTCTCTGTGATTCAAGAATTCTCTTGAATGCTGAAGCATTTGTCTGTGTCAAATACGCAAATGTTTCACGGGTCCCATCTTTCTTGGCATTTCTGTTTCTTGCAAATTGAATTCCTTCTGGCATTTCGGCCTCGGAACTAACGATTGCCCCATCTGCCCCACGCCCAACAAGTCTCATTTTTGATGATTTTGGAGCTGGACCATATTTTGATTTTTTCTTTTGGTGGGCGGCAAGGAATCGATTTGCAAATCCAGCAATCACCTCATTGAATCTGAATGATTCTGAAAGAGTCAGGTCGTATTTGGCAGAAAAATTATCAAGCTCATCAACCGCGCCCCTAAATTCATAAATTGCTTGATTACTGTCGCCAACAATTATCTTTTGAATTTTCTGATTTTTTACTATCGCGGTCATTACCGGATTTGCGTCTTGCGCTTCGTCAAACAGGATTATGTCATTTCCGTCTAGATTTTTTCTCATTCCAACACCAGTCGAAAGGTCTGGTTCGGAAAGAGCAAATTGTTTCATTACATAGCTTTGCGGAAGTTGAACTTGACTTTCTGGGTCAAATGAGTCCTTCCACATCTGTTCAGCTTTTTGTTTAAGGTCTTGTGCAAGTTCGTCGTTTATCGCAACGTTGTATCTACCTGCCGCAGCCCTTATCAATCCGGTGGTGATTTTTTTATCACTTTTTGTTGCATATTCATTCAATGCTTTTGAAATTAGCAATGCCTGTTCACGCGGGGAAACTTTTATTTCCCTGATATCTCCGTCTTTATCGGCATAAGTTGTCTTGAATTCCTTAAATTCGTAGTGCTCCGCGAGTTGTTTGTACGCATTCGAAAATACAATAGATTTACCATTGGGTAATTTTTCTTTTGCATCAAGTTTTGCTCTTAGGGCTTCATTCGGCCCTACTATTGCGGCATAAGCAACGGAATCCCATGTTCTAACCTCTACGTTGTTGAACTTAGCAAATTTTTTTACTGCTTCTTCCTGCATTTTTCTGGTGAATGTTAAATAAACTAATTTTTTGTTAGATTCTTGGTCCTGAAGCCGCTTGGCAATGAGTTCAAGCGTCGATGTTTTACCCGTTCCCGCAAGCGCTCTTATGACAACGTCCTCGCCAGTCATGACTGCATCTGTCGCTATTTGTTGCTCATCGGTTGGGATAAACCTAAATCCAGCAGCCTTCCAGTCGTACCGGGAGTTAGCCTGAACATCTTCCAGTGTTCTTGTTACTCTTCTTGGACCACGACCCGACGACAATCGACCAGTATTGACATCCTGAATTATTTTTTTAGCTGCTTGTTTTTCTTTTGGACGCGCATCCGCGTTTGAAATTTTTTCCTTCGCCCAAGCAATATTCGCGGCCTGGCCAAGTCTTTCTTGATATTCATTTAGTTTTCTTGTTGTTTCTGGGTCGATGTCAAGCTCTACCCCTGGATTGAAGTCATCCTGCTCATCGCCATACCGAATTGGAGAAGAGGAGCTAAATATTTCATTTATTCTGTTCTGGCTGGTGCGAATGTACGCTCTGACCTCTCTGTCATTGTCGGCGTTTGCGGAAGAAGTTATTGCTTCAGAAAAATCATTTTCCCAAAAAGATTCACGGCCAGAAGAAAGTCTCTCTTGTGCGCGAGGCATTCCGTAACTAATTTCAATATCGTCTATTGATTCGGTCTCCGTATCGTCGTCGAAGTCTTCATCATCGTCCCCAACTTCAATGAAGTCTTCTTCTTCTTCTTTTTCTCCAGATGAATCAATATTTTTATTTTTTTCTCTATCTTCCGAAACAGAGTCATTTTCTTTTTCTTTTCCGCGCATGGCTTCATCCATCTCATCAACGGTGAGTTCGTCATCGCCGTCCGGCTTTGCTCCATCATCGGGGTCTTTTAGTTTTTCTGGGTATGGGAATACAAATCCCTCTGGCTCGTCTATCGCATCTGCAACTTTTCTATCTTCTGGATTTTTTGACTTGCGCAATTCATCGACGTGTTTCTTTAATCCTGCTACAGCAGCGTCTCTGCGCTTCTCGCCATCCGTTTCACGTGTTCCAAGATAGAGTTCGGCAAGAACGCGACCTGGGTCAATTCTCTTTTTCGCCCTAGTGAGAGCAACATAAACTATGTTTAACTCTTCTCTAAATGCATCACTTATCTTTCCTTCTTTTTCAAGAACTTCATCTATTGATTTAAATGCGTCTTGCCATGAGCGACCAAGTACAACATCTTCTGCTTCCATACCCTTGAACAATTGGGCTGTCGTGACAACGGCGTCTGCGCCGTTTGTGTTGGCTGCTTTTCTAATTTCTTTTGCTACTTCTTGAACCAACTCGGAAAGCTTTTCCGTACTTCCGCCAACATCTTTTAGGTCTATAACAAAAGCGTCATTTATGTTTTGTGCGCCACCCCTTTGGGTTGTGTCGCCTTGTTCAACGTATTTGAATTTGCCTCTAAACTTAGGGTTGGTCGACATTATTCTTTTTACGTCTTCTCTGTAGTAGCCGCCCTTTCTTGCTCTGCCGCGCGTAGAGCTAAGACCCCATCCGCTTATGAAAACCCTTCCCGTCCATTTGCCAGGCTTCTTTTCGTCGCCACCTTTTATTTCGAGATAGGCGTATATTTCCCCTCTCTCTTTTTGTCCAGTTATGGGAATTGCAACCCTCTGCGATGATGATGCAGTTGCTTTACCCCTATGGCGTGCGGCATTCGGCCTATTTGTTATCTCTTTAATTTCACCAACGCTCATATTGGGCCAGAAAATATCCATCTTCACTGCTTGGCGTTCTGGAATTATTACTGGCGCAACCCACTCTTTTTGCCCACCAGCACCATCCCTTTCGTGGCCTTCAAGCATTTGCAGGAATTGTTTTGGTGGGATAAATGTTCTTTTTCCATCCTCTATTGGAAACATCAACATCCACATTGCCGTCATTTGCTGGTATCGCTTTTGCCCAAGTCGCTTGACAATTTCGTCCCTACTCCAAACGTTTCCTACCAGGTTTGAAGCTTCAGGCCTTCTTTCTGGATGCGCAAGCCTGTATTGCTCTGTACCGAGAATCCATGCAGCATGTCTAAAAAATTTCACAAGCTCATCATGTTTTTTGGCTGAAGTAGCTATTTGTGGGGACAGTCTTTCCCATGGCTGAGCGTTTGAATTAGCATCTAGTCCAAGCTGTAGCTCAAGGAATACGGCAAGTCTTGATGCTGCACTGAATATTTCTGCGTTGTCTCTCGTCAGATATGCGTATGTTCTGCCTTTTGTTGGAAGCAGCTCACCCCTGGGTCGTGGTTTTCCGTTTGCGTCGAGTACTGGATTTCCTTTTTCATCCAAAAGCAGAGTTTCTGAATCCCAAATTTCCCCCATTGCTTCGTCTACAGCTGAATTTTTTCTATCAGAAAGAATTTTCGCTCTCTGTGAATCTGGTATCCCGTCGTCAACTATTGATAGCAGTTCCCCATTCTTGTCTTTGCCATCTTTCTTTGGACCCAAAGTTTTGGAAATCTTAAACTCTTCATCTATCTGTTGCAGCAATGATGTTAGACGTACATTGTCCTCAACACTTCTATCTTTTTTATTGAGAAGTTCTATTGTTGAATCAAATTGACCGCGCACAACATCCTGCAGATGTCCACTGACAAATTGCATTCTGAAATTTGGAATTCCTTTTTTCTCATCATCAATATTCCCAAGGAATTGCAAAACATTTGCAAGGTATGCGATTCTTGAACCGAAACGGAATGACTCATTGAGCGGCAACACATAGTCTGGATTTATTGCGCTCAAAGCATCTATGGCCCTTCTGAAACCGTAAACTTTTTGCCTTGAGTCTCCAACCAGAATGATTGGCATTTTTTCCTTGTTTGCCTCGAGAACCTGCATCATCACTGGATTGAGGTCTTGAGCTTCATCTATTAAGAATGCAGAAGCTGGTCTTCCTGGGTTTGCAAACGACTTTTGGATAACGGCACTTTGATTTCCCTTTTTGCCTCTTTCTCCCTTAAATGACGTGATAACCCATACGTCGTCAAGGTCTGTGTCAAGAGCAAATTTCCCATCTTTGCCCATTTTTATAACGTTTCCGTTACTATTTACAAAATCGCCTATTTGTCCGTTTGTTCTTACTCCCTGCTTCTTCGACAGTCCATCCGCATGTCCAATCATGTATTTGGCTTCTGAAAGATTTGGACTCGAAAGAGCAAACAATTTATAAGTTTGTGTTTGGTCGGGAACAACAGGGCTTAAAGTTTTTTTGCCGTCGTTATCTTTTATGAACTTATCCTGTAATGCGCTTACTGCTCTTGTTCCAAATTCAACCCATTCTTTTGGAATATATTTTTCGGGTTCAGCTGCAACCGACGCAAAAAATTCGCTGTCTACAAGCGGGTTAACCTCTTCTTCTTCAAAAACCCCACCATCAGCATCTTGCTCTTCTTTTGGTTTGAATCCTTTTACGACCCTCTTTTTCTTTTTGCCTCTTTTGCTTCGCTTTTCTGATATTTGCTGCGGTGTCAGGGCAAAATGTTTTGCGCTCAGTTTTTCATCGGTGCTGTATGCCCAGTTCTCTACTGCTTTTGCAAGCAAAAATCCGAGGTCGTCTACGGTTATTTGTGCAAACTGTAGATATCCCTTTGATGGAATGGCTTTTTGCTTACCTTCTGGTGATTTGCCCGGGTCGTGGAACAAACCCCTGAGCCCAAAGAAGCGTATGAAATCTTCACCTTTTGAAAGTTCAACCAACCCGGTATCTTCAAGGACTGGATTTTCTCCAGTTATCTCAACTCTCTTTTTTGTCACGTAGTTATCAACAACGAACGTTATTGGGGAGCCATCTTTTTTCTTTCGGTTGTTTCTTTTTCTGATTGGTTTTCCGTCTTGCGTAAGTGATGCAGCCGAACGAAGGTCCATTCTTTTTACTTGCATTTTTGCTGCGATATGTGGCCCAAACTTTTCGTCTGCCGCTCCAAGTCTCAGACCCCAGAAAGCAAGTTTGTCCAAAGTGGATATTCCTGTATTTGAAGTAAAGCTTCGCTCTGCTTCAAACTGATTGTTTCTATTAAATACTCCGTAGTAGAGGTTTTTTGAACCATGTCTCTCTTTTAATTTTGCTACTGCTTCTCTTGCTTGCTCAATCGGAATATTTCTAAGGTCCTTTATTTTCATTTCCGCTAAATCGTCAGCAAATCTTTCGGTAAGAAAACCCAGTTTGTGATTCAGCTCAACATCATTATCAACTATGTCCAAACTAAACACTTCGTCTATCGCCTTGGCGAGCATCTTGAGCGTAGTCGTCTTTCCTGTGCCCGCTGCGGCCTGAACTGAGAGAATTTTGCTGCCAACTCTTCCCATTACAAGGTCCATGCCTATATCGACTATGTCTCTTTGTTGCTGTGTCGGTTCAAATGAAAGTCTGTGAGCAGCCTTAAACGAAATGGTAGAAGAGCTTCTCTTTATGTGAAGGTCTTTGTTATTTGTCTGGTCTGCCTTTACTGGCTTTATTGGCCCAGAGTCAGAACCGCTTGATAATCTTCCAGTTGAGTCAATAATTCGTCCACGTTTGTCCGTCTTGATTTCGCGGCCACTTGCTAATCTTTTTTCATCTTCGAGTTCAAATCCACCATCCGATGTCCAGCGAATCGCTTCTTTTTGGCCAAGAGAACGAAGAATTTTTCGTATTCCTTGTTTGTCAGAGACAGAACCCCATCCATCTGAAACTTGATAGAAGTTTCCGTCTCTGATAAATCCCATTCTTGTGTTGTAGTGATAGATGTCCCTATCGCCATTGTCCATATCAATGGATTTCCATGCGCGATTACTGCCAGCAAATGAAACTTTATTTGGAACGTGTGGACGCGTTCCGAATTGCTCTATCTTGCCGGATGATAGGCGGTCAAGCGCTTGGATGTTTGTCATCGGTTCTGGCGCATCCTGTCCAAGGGCGCGGAGAATTTTTCTTACTCCCTGCTTGTCTGAAACTGAATTCCAGCCCTTGGATGCTTCGTAATATTTGCCCCCACGGATGACGCCCATCATTGTTCCGTAGTGGTAGACCTCCCTGTCGCCATTTTCCCTATCTACTGCGCGCCAGCCACGTCCACCAATGTTGTGTGTTTTGCCAGCCCTAAATGGTTTCTTTGCAAAATCTTCAATTTTTCCGGAAGACAAGCGTTCGTCCATATCTTCATCTGGCATTTCAAAAGTTCCTTTTGGTCTTCCTGAGCCAGGAATTTTCGGAGCACCTTCCATCCCCTCGAGCATTGGTATTTCAAAACGAAGGTCTTGGTCGACTTTTCTTTCCGTCGGGCCCATGCCAAGCATTCTTCGCATTGTCGGGGAGCGATTCAACATGTAATCAACGGCTTTTTGTGCTTCACCCAAAGCTCGTCTTACCGCGGTTGGGTCTTCTTGGATTTTCTCAGCCCAGGATGCCAAATATTGACCATGGTCATCCCTGAAAACGGGTTCAAGACCAAGCATACCCATCATCAATGATGAACCAATTTCCGCAATTAATTCTTCGAATGCGTATTTTTTGAAATCATCAGTTGCTTTTGGAGCGTTCATTCTCCCAAATTCTCTACCTAGCCTGGATTGATGCGCAGTCCAGTGCGTCATTTCGTGAAGAAGCGTTGAATAAAAAGCTATAGGGCTGTCAAAAGTTCCGAATTGGGGCATGAATATTGTGTCTTTATTGGGCGAATAAAAAGCTCCACCAAAATTCCCCTCCCTGAAATCGGGACCGATTTCGCTTACTACTGCCTGTATTGTTTCAAGTCTTTGCTCGTCTGACAATTTCAGTTTCGAAGGTTCGTACATTGCTGACGGTAATCCAGACACTTGGGCGACATTGAAAACTTCAGTAAGATGAAATTTATTTGGAACTTTTCTGCCGTTGATGATGTCTGGGGCAAGAATTACGGTTGGTTTCTCTTTGGGGTTTATTTTTCCATTTAATTTTTTCCATTGCTCACGACCGGCCCACCTATTTGTTGGGTAGCCCATTGTGGAGCCAATCATTGAAAGCATGAACTGATTCGCACCCTCGTATGCCCTACCGTCGGGATTCCACTTTGTATTAGTGATGTTTCTTGCATAGACGTCTTGATTGGCCCAAGGTCTCTTCCACTTATCTTGCGGATTTTTCATGGCTTTCAGAATTGACTCAAGAATTTGTGCAGACATGTTGTCGTACATCTGCTGCAATTCACTACCTGTTAGTGTCGCGCCCGACGAAAGCCTATTTTTTCTTTGTGTTGGTGAAGTTTCGAGAACATAACCAAGCGCACCAACGTTGTTGAGTTTTTTATTTACACTTGCTCCGGAGGAAAGTCCGCGCGACCAGTCTTCTTCCTCTTGTGGTTTTGGTTTTTGTTCTCGAATTTTGGCTTCTGATATTTCTTTTTCTCGTCTTGTTTTGCTTGCCGAGTCTTCGTCTTTTCTCTTTTTTGAAATTTCGGCAACGACAACATCTACATTATTTTTCCTGATGTTATATTTCTGAGCCAATTTTTTAATACTGGCTCCAGCAATTCTTTCTTCGTAAATTTTATTTTTATCATCCTCGGAGAGATTTGTTATTCTTGTTTTCTTGTCGGGCCCCCTGGTCTTTCTTTTTCCACTTACCGCCAGTTTTCGCATCTCGTTCATATGTCTTAATTCGCGTTGTCTAACCTCTTGGCGCGTGATTCGAAGCTTGTCTGCAACCTCCTGAAGCGTCATGCCCCCCATTCGCTTTTCATAAATTTGTTTGTCGGTCCAGTTCGGGATTATTCGCGGTTCGTCTTTTCGGGGTTCGTCTCCCAGGAATTCCTTAATTATTTGGTCATAAATGTCAAATCCAATGTCGTACGGTGCATCTTCGTCGCCAAATGGGTTATCGGGGTCAAATCCCTCATCAAGACCCGGAATTCTAGTTTTCCTTCCTTCATTAAGCGGTGGTTCCAAAAATCCGGAAGAAAGTCTTCCATCGCGAGATTTTTGGAAATTGAATCCATATTCGGAAAGCCATTTTGAAAGATTTTCGGAATTTTTTTTATCCCATGACTTGGTGTCTGGCATTTTTGCGAATACATCATTCGCGATTCCATTTCTAATTCCTCGATTGAAATCTTTTATGTCGTCAGCAGTGTTTTTGTCTTCTCTGCTATTTAATGCAGAAATAAAGTTTCCAAGATGTCCCGAATAGGCATAAAACCAATTTGTGTAATCTTCTGACGATTTTGCTTTCTTATTAAAATTATTTGGCCTTTTACCGTTTCCTTTTCCGGTTCCGCGCCACGCTACGCGTGATTGATTGACCCCAAGCTCCCTACCACGGAGAAAGCTTTCTGTTTCCTTTTTATCACTTGTGCTTCTTGGGACTTCAGTCCACCCCATTTGAGAGTCAATCCAATTCTGAACGGTTTTGTCAAAATTTTCTCTTCTTGTTTTTTCGTCTCTACTGACACCAAATTTCTCTTCGTGTGTTTTTCCAAGACCATGTCTAGAAAGATTTCTTCCCGAGGAAAGTCTTCTTTCTTCATTTTTTTTTGCTTTTTGTGGTTTTGGCTTTTGTTTGGGTGGAATAATTTCAAGGTCAGCCGCACCATCAATCGGCTTTCCTTCTGGTTTAATTTTTCCGCTATCGCGCCGTTGTTCTGGGGTTAATTCCGCGTTATATATTGAGCCAGGACCGTAGGGTGTTGGGTCGGCTTGTTCCCACCCCGGAATATTGTCAAACAACCATCCGTTTCTATTCTTATCTACGCGGGTTTCGGGGTTTAGGTCGCCCTCCGGGACACCAAAACCTCCGCCACGACGACCACGTCCACCGCCGAGAGTTGGCCTATCAATAAGGCGCGAAGCGCCATATGACGCAAGTCTTCTTCCGAGGTTTTTTACCTCTATTTCATCTTGGACTTTTTTTTTATATCGTAATTGTCGAGAGCGTTGTCAACTGCCTCAATTAGGTCGTAACTAATTCCCGATTTAACAACAATTCCTTGAATATCAACAAATGACTCAGCGCCATAATAATCAAATATTGGGTCCAGAAGATTTTTTACACCAAACGCATCGCTTGGTGAAATGCTTATGCAATATCCTTTTTCATCAATTTCGTTTTCATCGAATTCCGAAAGGTCCTTGAACCTTCTTTTCTTTCTTCTTTTTCGAAAACGCCCAATGGCACCCCTGAGGGCAGCGAGAAGAAGTTCCCCGGGATATTTTGCTTCTAATTCAAGAATGTAGTCTTCTTGTTCTTTTGCTTCCATGTCGTCTATGGATTTTTGAGTCGCATAGCTACCCTTGACGACACCCTCGGGAATAATCGCAAATCTACATTTTCCTTCAGGGTGCACCGGAACGTCAATTATTTTGCACGATGAACCGCCTTGATATAGGACGCAATTTGCACACTTTACCCCAATTCCAGCAACTGAATTATTTTGCGGAGGTGTGTAGCCAGCCCAAACCCCTGTGCTGTCTTGATTAAATTTGCCATGACGTTTGACTATTTTGAGAAGCGCATCCCTAAGGTCTGCTTCCTCTTGGATTAGGTTGTCTTTATCTACTGGTTTGCTGTCATTTTCATATTTGATAGGGGGAAGGGGAACCATCACGGTTCCTGGTCCAATTGGGTTTGGTTTAACAGCAACGGGAATTGCGGGCATTTGCTGGGGTCTCACTACAACCCTATTCGGATGATGTGTATATGGAGTCGGATTATCAACAATCATCGAAGGATTGGCTGGTGCTGACGGAAGGGAAACCACGGGAGCGGCAACCGGGATTTGTACTCTTTCCGGCGTACCAAACATAAAGCCCGAGCTGCTTCTGCTCCAACCGCACTGCATCTTTTCTGATTGACCATCGTCGCCGGGTTTCGAAAACACAACATTATTTTGGTCAGCCCGAATAATCATTGCTTTTGGACCGTAAATCTTCGATAGCTGTTTTTGCAATTCGTCTTTGTCGGATTGCGAAATTTCAAGTATTTCTTCGGAATCTAATGCGTCTGTTTTTATAGAAATAGTTCCTGTTAGTTGATTTGCCCCATGCAGAACTGGAGAAACTTCATATAATTCAAGCTCATATATAACATTTGCTTGAGATTTTTGGTCGAATTGAGCACGAAGTGTTTTATATCCAATTGACCATTCTTGCTCTTCTCCAAAAAATACAACATTTGCAAAAGCTTCTTTGCCTTTTTCTGAATTCAGATTAAATTGAACGCGTGCAAATAATCCACCTATTCCGGCCATCTTCATTTTTATTGGAAGACGTGGGTCGGTAGTTGGAACTTCGTATATTTCAAGCACTTTACCAATCGGGTCATTCCAGGAATGGCCCCACACGACCCTCGGTTTTCTTCGCATCAAACTTTTTGTGAAGGCGCCCGAGGCAACAATATCGCCGACTGAATCTTTATTCCCTATTCCAGCCACAAAACACTCAACGATTCCCTGTGCTTCGTCTAGGTTTATGGAGCCGCCTCGGGTGCCAGCGGTATTGAGACCGCTTGTTTTATATTCAAAAAGCTCGTTAGGCATAGCGCTCTTTCATTTCGGTACCTAGAGATAATAAGTGAAGACGGAACCCACTGTTGCAACTATTCCAAATTTGCTGTCCAAATTACAGAAACTATTTAAAGAAATAGATTTCCTTGCCCAAAGTTCCATGCTGATACAGCGTTTGTTTCTGCCGTATCGATATGTTCTTTGGCTAAAAGATTTGCATACATTTCAACAACATCTTGTCGGAATGACGTAAATCGTTCTTCTTCACTCTGAATTTTGAAAGATTTCATCATCAAAGAAGCTATTTCGGAATGCGCGTTTTTATTTATCTTTTTAATGTTCAGCATGCGTGAATCAATCGCTTTAACAACTTCAAGGGGTTGAATTTGTTTTGATTTGATGCCCTTTAATTCATAGGTGGCCTGTTTATTGGCTATGGAGTCATTGATTATCGCTGAGATAACGGGTTTTATATCGTCGTCCATTTGTTTATTCCAAATTTCGGTCGAGATAATTGAATCAATATCTAGCGTTCCGGCCGTAAGCGCTTTTTTGGATTTTGCTCCACCTATTTTTTCAAGAACAACCCGTTGTTGACGTTCAATAACTCTTTCAATTCCGCGCGAAAGTATCTCTGACCATCTTTCAACATCAAACTGAGAATTGTTTTCTTCTGATTTTGTTTGAATTCTAGAATCCGATGCCGTAACGATTCCTGTTGGTGCCGGTGTTCCGGTGGTGGCTTCTGGTGGAAGTGGGCTTTGTGCGAGTTCTCCGCCGGTTGCTGCCTCGGCCATCGCGCCTTGCATTGTGTTCGGGTCGAGCGGTGGTTGTTCCGCTCCGGGCATTGGTGGCATTCCCGGCATAGCACCCGGCGCCCCAGGCATTGGAGGCATACCCGGCATTCCACCCGGCGCCCCAGGAACCTGAGCTGCGCCTTCTTCCATTTTCTTTTTGGTGTTTGCAATTGGTATAAGGTTTGGATTCATCAACAATGAATCTGCCAGTTCTGATTCAACTTCTTTTCTTGCCGAGCCAAACCTGTATTCGTTTACGCTAATCAATCCCGCTTGTAGTTCCTGCATTAAATATCTTTCGCGCTCTTGTTTGTAGAGCATAAGAATTGGAACTTCTGACGTATCAAAATCAATATAAAATTTTTCGTCAAGTTCGTCAAGGGCTCGTGCAAGTACCTCTAGATGTGGCCTCATTGTTTCAACCCAAAACACACGGACTTCTTCTGCCGCATTGGAAAATGTTCGACCAGCAGCATTTCCAATGACCGATTCCGGCACACCAAACGCAGAAAGTATCTCTTCTTTCGTTATCTGTCTCATCTGCGTGTAGGCGGCATCCCGTGGCGATGCCGATGTATCAACAAAATCAACGCCCTCATCGGAAGATATAACGGTTGTTTGCCCTGTTTTGGAAATATTGCCCCTAAACCTGCTCCTTAGCTCATCCTTATCATCTTCGCCAATTTCACCGCGAACAACAAGCAATCCGCCCGGTCTCCCGTCATTTAGGAGATAATTCCGATTATAGATTTTTGCTAAGTTTTCAATTTCTATTGCCACACCGGCCGCCTCAAGCGGTGTTAGGGAAAGATAGGGGTCAAGGGGATGAGGTCTTCTTACCCAGCAAACATCTTCTGGTTTTAAAATTGTTTTTTCGCCGTATGGCATCATGACTTCGTATCCGGAAACAAATTTTTTCGGGTGGGGAATCGGCGCAGTAGATTGGGGCGGCAGGAGACTCAATGCCGTAATTCCACCATCTCTGCCGCGTATTTTTTCAATAAATGCGCCCCTGGTTCCTAATAAAAGTTGCGCCGAGAGTCTGTATCTGAAAACATAAGAATTTTCGCCAATATTTGCTTTATTGTTAAGCAGTTCCAAAATTACGGACCGCTCAGCTTCTTTACCTTTTATTTTTTCTCCATTTTTGTCATTATTCTTTCTAAGCATCATTGGCAGGTATGCCTGGTTGCTGGCAATTGCTTCAATACACCTATTCACCCAGGTAATTTTTGACATCCCTTCGCGATAGGCACGCTCGATGTCCCAGCCATCTTTATATGGTTTGTCCGTAAATGACGGATTTGCCGATATCGGCAAACCGTAACCAAGAGATTTTTTTTGCTCTGAGCGCATCGATTTATTAGAAGAATTGTTCCAAGCCATAAATTATTTTTTTATTCCGAACCTAGTAAAAAGCCGTAAATTCCACATGTAATACCTGCGACCACAAGACCAGCCGGGGGAAGTATTAACCCAGCACCTATGCTTGTAAATATTATAAATGAAACCATTAATAAGTTGGCGAAGGTGCTGCGATTTGTTTTGCTTTTGAGCCAAAAAACAAACTTCTTCCAATTTTGGGTAAATTTTGGCATATAACATACAGTAGCGCATAAATTGCGTTGGGTAGATTATCAAGAGTTGTGGTTTTATTAGGAAGATATTTATGGCGTCAGAAAAACAAGACTGGGTCAAGGTTCTTGATTATCTTCAACCAAAAATGCCGTCGTTTTGCCCCGAAGAGCCGTCAATAAATCAAAAAGTATTTTTAAGAACGTACTCAATAGAGGCTCTTTTTGGTGGTGCCGCAGGTGGCGGCAAATCGTCGGCGCTTCTTATGGCTGCTTTGCAATATGTTGATGTCCCTGGCTACTCGGCAATTCTTTTCAGAAGGACATTTGCTGACCTTTCTCTTCCCGGTGCCTTGATGGACCGATTTAAATCATGGATATCCAAACATGAAGATGTTCATTGGAACTCCAACTCCTTTATTGCAACGTTTCCGTCTGGGGCAAGAATTTCTTTTGGTTATTTAAATAACGCAAACGATTATTTAAGGTATAAGGGTTCGGAATTCCAATTTATAGGAATAGACGAAGTTACTGAAATTCGAGAATCGGACTATAGATACCTGTTCTCCCGTCTGCGCCGCCCAGCTTCAGGGCCAATATCTCAAATTCCCCTAAGAATGAGGTGTGCGTCAAACCCTGCCCCGAACTGGGTGCGACAGCGTTTTATCGTCGAGGGGAAATCGGAGGGGAGAATTTTCGTTCCATCCAGGCTTAAGGACAACCCAGGAATCGATGCCGATTCGTATAGGCAATCACTTTCCGCTCTGGACCCGCTGGAAAGAAGAAGATTGGAGGAGGGCGATTGGTGGTCGACCACTCTGGGGTCGTTGTTCGATAGGACCTCTTTTGTAATAATCGACCAGAACGAAATACCGTTAATTAATTCGTCGGCAAGGGTCGTTAGATTTTGGGACCTCGCCGCAACCGAAGTTTCGCATTCCAATACAGACCCAGACTGGACCGTTGGCACGTTGATGTTGTTAAACGAAGGAATTGCTTATGTTTTGGATGTCAAAAAACTACGGGCGAGGGGCGAAAAGGTTGAAAAATTGATTGCCCAAACAGCGCTCGAAGACGGGCATGGTGTTTCTATTGTGATGGAACAGGAGCCAGGCTCGAGCGGAAAAGCCCTGGTCGACCAATACGCCAGGTATGTTCTGTCTGGGTATAGCTTCAGTTCTTTGCGGTCAACGGGCGACAAAGAGACAAGAGCCAGACCGTTTGCTGCTGCCGTGGCAAATGGTAATGTTCGAGTCGTGCGAATGCCGTGGCTCACTGCGTGGCTTGATGAGTTTTCATCTTTCCCCGAAGCTGCTTCACACGACGACCAAATTGACTCCGCGGTTGGTGCCTATACGTATTTAACTGGATTGGGATTGCCCCAAAGAAGAAGGGCGACTATACTCATCTAACGCTTACCGCACCTATTATTGTAAAAGGAAAAAAAATGATAGATAAAATAAACACAATCAAACAAATGATTACTGAGCTTGATTTGGAAATCCGCGAATATGTAAAATCTGCCCCAGACGTAATGCAGGCGTGTGAATATCTTGCTGAAATAAATTTCGTAAAACGCGATTTTGCTTTTATTTATGAAACATTTTCACATGCAATGATTGAGGTTCTTGGCGAAAACGAAAGTGTTATTCTTCCGTCCGGCATTGAGATTGAAAAAAAATCAGGCTACGACAGAAAGGGGTGGGACCACAAATCTCTTGGTAATGCCGTCGCCGACAGGCTTGTTCAGATGTCCATTGATATGGACACCGGTGAGGTGATTAAAACGCCTCGCGAAATAGCGGTTGATTTGCTCACCTATTGTGCTCCATCATATTGGAGAATTAAAGAATTAAACAAAATTGGAATTAACCCGGATAGCTATTGCGACGTCGGCGAGCTGAAGACTAGCATCATCGTAAGAAAGGTTAAAGATTAAATTATTATGACTGAACTATTGGAAACACAAATTAATAAAGACCTTAACGGAATCACCCGCGCACTTTACGCACAATTTCCGGAAGAAATGGAAAAAATGATGACCGTTTCTGGTGTCAATCTTCGTTTTATTCCCGTAAGCGAAGTAATTAATCGTTTGAATAAGGTTCTTGGGATTGATTCATGGTCGTTTGAGGTTATTCGTCTTGAACGTGACACGCATGAACCAGATGAAATTATTGCGCACATAAATCTTTCCGCCGACATAGCGGGCAAGCATGTCGTTAAGCATGGTGTTGGTGGAACAAGTATTAAAAGAATTAAATCAACGGGAAAGCCGGTCGACCTCGGTAATTCTTTTAAGATGGCAGTGTCTGACGCCCTAAAAAAGGCAGCCCAACAATTGGGTGTCGGTCTGTATTTGTCTCGTTCTGCCGACGCAATCGACGCAGAAGAAGCAATGGCGCTCACGCAAGACGAGGAACTCAATGTAGAAAAAAAACAACAACCCAAAGCTGAAGTCGACGAAAAGTGGGAGTATTTTGTTGAAGTAACAAAATCTTTGACCAAAGAACAAAAAGTAGAACTAAATCAATTTTGGGAAACCACTTCTGGCGGGAAACCAAAACCCAAAAAGGAAACCGCAACGATTGAAGACCTACAATCTTTGATTACGGAAGTATTGCGAATAAAGTTTGGTGGGGTGTATATTAATGAGCCATCCGAAGAATAGGGAACTTGTTGCTCCGGAGTTTTTATCGCCCTCATCGATAGGAACATTTCGTCAGTGCCCGCTTAAATTTAAATATTCTAAAATTGATGGCCTTCCAGACCCAAGCGGACAGGAGGCAATACTTGGTAATTACGTCCATGATGTTTTAGAAAAACTGTACAAACTCTCACCAAATTTACGCACACGGGAGCAAGCAAAATTACTCGCCAGGGAGTTGTGGGATTCTCGGTGGGAGGAAAAAACGGGCAGTGTTGTCCGCGGGGAAAAAGAATTGAATAGGTTTAGGTGGGCGGCCTGGTGGTGCATTGAGCATCTGTGGGAGTTTGAAAATCCCACATCTTTTACCCCATCGAAAATGGAGTGTTTTGTGACCGGCGAAATTGGTGGTGTTAAAATGCGTGGCTATATTGATAGACTTTTGATTGGTGATAAAAACGTCACAATTAGTGACTATAAAACCGGAAAAACACCCAGAGAAATCGATTTACCAGAGAAATTCTTTCAACTTATTGCCTATTCCCAGCTTTTGTCGCACCTTGGCATTGAATTTGATGAGATTGATGTTGAGTTGTTATACCTCAGGGACCCAGTTAGATTTAAACGTCGGGTCACGCAAGAAGACCTCAATGCCACCATCGAAACAATACAAGAAACAAAAAGGAATATAGATGAAAGTTGCAAGTCGGGAAATTTTCCACACAAAAAATCAGTTTTATGCGGGTGGTGCTCGTTCAAGAAAATTTGTCCAGCCTGGGGAAATAATGAGCGACAAATTAACTGATGATGAATTTGCCCGGATGGTTGCCGAAGAGGTAAAAAATAAGCTATCCCCAATTCAAAAACAAACACTTCTCCGCGAGGAGAATTGGCCAAGATGGCGAGAGGCTTTGATTGCTCTTTCTGAAAATCTTCAGCGGCAAATTGAAAATATTGAAGCAGATGCGGAATCCGATAATCAGCGTTTTTTGTCAATGGGTAGAGAGGGTTCCGCCCTGTCTCGTGAAGCCGGAACCTATTACGACGCAAAAGCAACACGCGTTCGTAGATTTAAATTTCATGTAGATAAAAAACTGGATGAAATTTTGGTAATGATTGAAACCGGTACCGAGATGAAAACTGACGGTTGGGATAAAGTGGAGTTTTATCGTCGGGCAATTGCCAAACACAAAACCTTAATGAAGAATTTTAATTTAGAGGATACGGCAATTGATAGGTCTTTATGGGCATCCCTGAATGGTGAGTGGCTTTTTGACTCTATTCAGGACAGCAATCTTTAGTGTACAATTTTGCCTTTCACCAGAGGCAAAATTATGTTGTCCAGAAAAAAACAATCCAAACAAAAAAAACGGTTAAAACAAAAAACTCTGCTAGCAAAGAGGAGTAAAAAAACAGAAGAACTTTACATAGAACGCAGAAAACTTGTAAAAAAAGTTCTTGGTGAGCGTCCGCTTTGTGAGGCGTGTAAAATTTTTGCCAAACACGACGGTAAGGTAACCTATAATCATCATTTAAGCAAGGACCTTCACGAGATAATTCGCCGCTCGCAAGGTGGTTCCATACTTGATGAATCAAACATTCTTGCCGTATGTCGTCCGTGCCATGTTCGAATTACGGCAAATCCGGAACTTGCATTTAGTCTTGGTCTTGCAAAACATGGTTGGGAAACTTAATATTTAGTTTGAAAATTAACATTTTCATTATTTATTTTATAAATACACTCGTTATTACTTAGGACCGTTATGGGTTCAAGGGCAGGGTGGGAAAATTAACCGCCCTGCTTTTGGGCGTGCGCCTATGAATGTAGTGTCTTTTTGTGAGATTCTTGGGCCTTGATTTATCTTTGACGTCAACCGGATATTCCAGTAACAACGACTGTGATGTTATTTCTGTTGGCTCGACTGGCGTAAAACGACTTATTGAAATATCCGAGTCAATAGGAAATTTAATTGTTGAATTTAAAATAGACGCAGTCTTGATTGAGGGCTATGCTTTTTCGTCGCGAAACTCTCAAGCCCATTCAATAGGGGAGCTTGGCGGGGTCGTAAGGGTGATGCTTCACAGAATGGATACCCCCTACATAGAGATACCGCCTACATGTCGGGCAAAATTTGCAACAGGGAGGGGCAATGCTTCGAAAAATGAAGTAATTTCTTTTGTTTCCGCAAAAACAGGTTTGATTTGGAAAAATCCGGGGGCGGACGATAAATGCGACGCGTGGATTCTGGAAGAAATGGCTCTTACTAAAATCGGTAAACAAAGATTTGATTGGCCAAAAACCAGTCTGGAAGTTTTAGCTAAAGTAGATTGGTCACTGTTGGAATTAATTGAAAAGGACAAAAAATGAGAAGCACGCCAATAAGCCAAGTCGAAGTAGAGCAAGAGCTTCTTAGGCTTATGGACAAATTAGAACACGAAACAGAACAATTCGAAACCGTAGCTATGGATTGTTCCAAAAAGGAATCTCTTTATAAAAGCAACTGGGCAAAAGAATACCTATCGGCGAAGGGCTCAATAAAGGAACGAGAAGCTTGGGCTGATTACAAAATGGACCAGCAGAACTTTGAGTTTAAGTGCGCAGAAGCTTTGGTTAAATCAAAACGCGAAGTTCTTCTTTCGCTTCGAACATCAATAGACGCACTTAGGACATTAAACGCCAACGTAAGAACACAGGTGTAAAAATGAATAATATTCACGAATCGCTTAGGCCGCTAGCGATTGAAATATCCCTGTTAAAGCGGCTTGATAAAAATCCAAGAAAAGGAAATATTAAAGCGATTATCGCGTCATATGAAGAATTTGGACAAATAAAACCAATAGTCGCAAGACCAAACGGTGATGGGACATTCACTGTTGTCGCGGGGAATCATCAGCTTGAAGCCGCGATAGAGCTTGGATGGGACAAAATTGCAACAGTACAATACGACGTCGACAACGAGAGAGCAATAGCTTTTGCCATTGCAGACAATAGAACAATGGAGCTCGGCTATACCGAACCCGAGATTTTGCATGAATTAATTCTTGAGGTTGGAGATTATTATCCCGAACTTCTTGACAGCCTAGGGTGGGATGAATTTGAAATTGCCGAAATAGAGCAAGCATCAGTTAGATACGAAAATGAAACAATTCATTCTGGCTCCTACGTTCCTCCGGTGATTATTAGACAATCAGAAAGCCAAGATAACGACGCGGAGCAAGAAGATGAATCCGGGGATGATGGTTCGGGTGAACCAATTTTCGATTCAAACTCTGTATCGATAAATAGAACAAGAGATGGGCAAAATGAAATTAAATTAAATTCGAGTTTTGACCATTCCGATGCGGCGATTCGTGGTTCGACTACCGCAATGAAATCATCTGCTCCGAACGCAGCAATAACCGTTCAGATAACTTTTGAAACAACAGAGCAACAAGCATCTTGGTATGAGTTCATAAAATCACTTAAAATTGATGCAAACTATTCCGGTGCAACGATTGCAGAAAAATTAATTTCATTCATCAAAACACATTCGTCGTGACAAGGCAGCGCTTATTTCTTGATATGAGCTGCGTTGAGGCGGCACGAAAAAGAATTAGACACGTATACGATATTTTCGATACTGTTTGCGTTCAGTTTTCTGGCGGTAAAGATTCGACTGCTGTTTTATATCTTGCTAAAGAAATTCATGAAGAGCGTGGACTCGGTCCTGTAAAAGTTATTTTTCGAGACGAAGAGATGGTTAGCCCCCTAGTCATTGAATATGTAGAAAAAGTCAGAAATTATGACTGGGTTGACATGGAATGGTATTGCCTTCCGTATCCCGCGGAAATCTGGGTTCTTGGGCGAAGAATTACTACTCTTCTTTGGAGTTACGACAGAATGGTTCAGGATAGATGGGTTCGGCCGATGCCAAAATGGGCAATCAACGCAGACGATTTTGGTTTGAATCACGCTGTTTCACTTCCAGACCAAACCGATTACTACACGATGCAGGGGAAAAAGGGCAATGTTGCGTTTCTTACTGGTGTTAGGGCGAGCGAATCAATGGTTAGATATAGGTCGCTTGTGCAAAAATTACACGAAAACTATATAGTGACGCCATATCAATTGAAGCGCGGGATACCGCTGAAATTCGCAAAAATAATATATGACTGGAACACAAATGATGTTTTTAAATACATCATTGAAGAACACAATGCTGAATATTGTAAATACTACGACCTTGCCTCCCTGACCGGAAGTAATACGCGTGTTGGAATTCCGCTTCACGCAACTGCAATAAGAAGGATTGGCGACGTAATAGCGACTGAACCAGAATTTTATGACAGATTGTTTGAGTGTTTTCCCTACATTGACGCTCAGAGAAATTTGTGGCCTGATTTTGATATGGAAAAATTAATTTTAAATTATACAAAAATGGGTTTTGATGGGGCATCGGAATTAATAGACAAGTATTTGATTGGCGATAGAAGAAAAAGAGAAGCAAAAGTTTTTGTTTCAAAATTTAGAAAAAAACACATTTCCGACCCGCGCGGTTATCCGCTAAGTTTGCTTATGCGAAATCTTTTACTGAATGAAATTGATGTCAATTCCCCGACTCCGGTTGGACCAAAAACTAGGGCGTATACAGTAAGAACGATAGAGGAAGGCGAAATAGCCAAATGATTCAAATAGAGGAAATTCCATTTTCTAAATTAGTTGTTCCGTCTTGGAAGGTTACGTATACGCTTAGACCGGAGTTGCTTTTAATTGCTGGGTCTTTAATAGAATTTGGCTTCATACAGCCAATACATGTCAGAAAATCGACAGGCGAAATTATTGACGGTTCGGAGCGTTTTTTATTGGCTCAATCAATCGACGAAATCGCCAAACGTTGCAATTTTAAAATTCCAGCCGTGATGCATGACCTTGACTTGATTGATTCAATGATGTTACACATACGACTTAACAGGGGTCATTCAAATATTGTTATAGAAAAACTCTCCAAATCGGTCAAGAGAATATATGATTCAGGTAATTACTCAATTTCTAATTTGAAAATGTATTTATCGATGGGGAACGAAGAGCTTGCAGTGCTTGTGGACGGGGACCTAATAAAGCAACGAAAAATAAAGGAACATAATTATTCAAAGGCATGGGTTCCAATAGAGGCTCCAGCAAATTCACCCAATTCGAAGGCTATGGAATTTGAATCCCCACCAAATGCCGATAGGTAAATTGCGTTTTCTGGTATTATCTAATCAATAGCATGGCTATGTAAAGATTTAATTTACTGGAGTAAATATGCCCCAAGTACGCTACGGCCCAGACATCACCGACGACGCCGCGCAAATGTTAAATGATATTTTGCAATTTAAAGACATGTCGAAAAGGGGCGGCAAAGTAGACAGAAATGTTCGAAGACGTTATAGGCGCGCAACAAAAATGGCAAAACAGCTTTTTGGTTTGAGTGATGCCGACATACAAAAAGGAAGATACAAGGACCTTAGGCAAATGGCCAGATATGGCATTGATGCACGGGGTGCTGGTGCACGCATACCCGGAAGAAGGGGAACTTATAAAAGCGCAAAGTTCGCCAGGAATAAAAGAACTGGTGCAATAATGAGACGCTCCCACATGAACGAATTTGAACGTAGAAGCAAAGCCGCTGGTGATAAAAAAATAAAAGGTAGAACCGTCCTTTCTAAAAGGGATGGCCTTGGAAGAAGCGCGCTGGCTCGGCAGACGCGAACGGTTGGTGGGCAAACGCTGCTAGGAAGAACCAATCCAAGGGGTTTGCAAGCCGTAATGAAAAGGTTTGATAGAAGAATGGCTAGACAAAACAAAAAGGGCGGTATTCTTAGCGACAGGGGAACAAAAAGAACAAAGATACGAAAACAGCTTACTGGCGGAAGACAGGATATTGACATGCTCAATATCAGCAAAAGAGGCACATATGGACGCCGGGGGGTTTCGGGCTCTACGGGTATTCGCGGAAGACGGGTTACTAAACCCCGGTCTGCCGTAAGAGCCAAAAGCGCAAATAGAGCCAGAAAGCAATCTATAAAAAGAGCTGGTAAAAGAAAAGTTCGAAGGACAATTCGAAGGACAAAAAGAAGATAGATATTTTCTATTCAAAAATATCTGAAAAATCTCCCCAATCGATGTCCGCCGGAGTGCTAGTTACGTCTTCTTCGTCTACGTCTTCGAGGTATATGTTATCTTCTCCCCCCATATTGTTGTCGATAAAAAATTTCTTTACGCTTTCGGTTGGTTTTAATTCCGCAACAATTCTTCCATCATCCATTTCGCCCACAACTCGCAGCCCGAGAACGGCCGCAGTCAGGACGCCGTTGTCCCAATTATCTAAAATTAATTCATCAACATCAGTCTCTTGGAAATCCTCACCTTCCTCTACGCTAAAATAAAAAAACACAGAAGCTATGTGATTTATTAATTTTGCTTGCAGTTGGCGTTGACGCAATTTATCGATTGTTACTACGTTTTTTGGTGTTTTTGTCATATTGTTGACACTACTACAGACTGAAAAGGCAGAACGGTATCTCGTTTATTGGCGAATTGTGATTAATGTTAAAATTTAAAGTGTCGAATAAATACCTGATATTTATTGACACACGGAGACCAAATGATTGTTTCTTTAAATCAACTAAAGATATACATGGATATCTCGCTGACACTCAGACAGGAGGATGCTGCCACGCTGATACTTGCTGGCTTGCAGAGCGAACTAGAGACGTTTTTGAATCGACCCATAGAAGTTATGGAATTCACGGAAGAACACCGTCTTGATGCGGCACATTCTGGCGTTCCAATGGGGACGTTTTTGACATCGGCAGACAACAAATACAACACGGGTTTCCAGGAAAGCAACGTTCATGATTTAACAACCTGGTCATCTCCGCCACCCGCAATATATTTTAAAAATACACCGATTGTTTCGATAAGCGAAGTTAAGGTTAAGCCACTTTTTGGCAGCGAAAAAGAACTGGTTGTCGAAAAAGATTATATTCCAAGACCCTACGGAATAGATTATTACTACGGATATGCAGACGACTTAATTACCGTTGAGTATGAAGCGGGATTAGACGGAGCAACAATTCCCGTAATGCGTTTGATGATTCTTCGAGCAGCAACCAGAGAAATGCAAAATATGCATGATGATGTTGTTGGTGTAAAAGATTTAAATCCACGGGGTGTGGCACCCGTTGAGACTGGATTTCTTGATTCTGAGCTTGCTGCGTTGAGAAAATATAAAAGAGTCAGGATTTAGCGTGGGGAAAAATTATTCAATTGACATAGTTGTCACAAAAGTCGAAATTAATGACGCCCAAGCAAGATTAAAAGACATGAAAGATAGAACGAGAAATGTACGTCCTGTTTTAAAAAGGGCACAAGAAAGACTTGAGCGCGCATGGGGGGAAAACTTCACCACCCTTGGACTGCTTTCCGCAAAAGCAATGTTAAAGGGCGGATGGGCTCCGTTGTCTCCCGCATATTACGCATGGAAAAAAATAAGATTTCCAATGACGGCAGAACAAATTCTTGTTCAAACGGGTCAACTTTATACCTCCGTCGTTAATGCATCATCAAATCCCGGAAGCGATATTCGGGACCAGAGTATGGAATTGGTTGTTCCCGGAAGAATAGCTAGATGGCATCAGTTCGGGACACGAAACATGCCGGCGCGTCCAATTGTTTTTGTTCCACGAGATTTTGACAGGCAAATAGAACAAGACCTTGCCAAATACGTAGTTGAGGGCAGCAGGGTGACATGACAGATTTTGATGAATATTTAATGAATGGAACCCATTTTGCAAAGAGTTTTGTCAATTCGTACCTCGAGCAGGATATGCCAATACGTCTAATTAGGTACAGAAACGGGTGGAATCTTAATGAAAGTAACCTTCCCAATCCGGCGCAATATATTGGATATGAACCATTGGCCATAGATAAATGGCCGTCGATAATCACTGTGGTTTTGTCGACCTCCCAATTAAGCAGAATTAGTTTTGAATTCCAGCACCCCCTATATCGGGTTTCCTACAGTATGAGAACATACTGCTGGGTCAGGACGGAGGGAATAGAGGAATGCCCATTAATGCGTGACAGGTTAACAACGGTTATTCGTTCAGCCATGCTGGATTATCCCTGCCTAAAAGCCTATGACACAAGGTCAAATTTCCGTGTAATTATTGACGAATCATCAATTAGGGAAGAATTTTCGGACACCACATTGTTAAAAGGTGACAGATTTATGTCTGGGTCGTTTATTGGGTACACCCTAGAAATGGACGAAGTTGTAACGAGAACAAATCTAGGCGAAGTTGAAGAAATACAGGTCCAAGCAAAACATGCTGGAACGACTCAAGAAATGCCATCACTTGACAATGCTTCTGGCGTTTCCGCAAGTGTCACAATACCAAGGCCATAATTTGATTTTAAAAATAAAGCAAATTGATAGTTGCACAAAATAATCACCTATTTATTCTACAATTGAAATCAACATAAGGGATTCCAACCCCGAAAAACAAATTAGGAAGGTCCTATGCCTGGTGTAGTTATATCAACTTCAGTTAGAACTGGCCCATCGACAGCAACGGTTCGTGAATCATCGCAATTGTTCGTCGTGGGCAAAGCCCTGCGTGGCCCAAGTAACAAAGCCGTTTTGGTTGAAAGTCTTGCCGAATTCGAAGATGTATTCGGTGGATATCGAGCGGACTCGTATCTACATCCTACGATTGAAACCTTTTTTGAAGAGGGTGGAACGCGCGTTCATGCTGTCCGGGTAGTTGGCGCCAATGCAACATTGGGCGGGATTGCTCTTAATAATTCGGGCTCGGCGGTAATGACACTGACGGCCAATGGTGCTGGTAGCTGGTCGCAGGATGTTGATGTTCAGGTCGTCAATACCGGCTCAGCTTTTAGAGTTCTTTTGTTCTTCGAAGATGAATTTGTTTATACAACCGGAACGGTAACAAGTTCGTCTCAGGCGGTTGGCAGAATTAATTCAAGCACGATTGCATCGCGCTACGTATCTGCGGCCGTCAATAACGCAGACCTACTCCCGAGCACGTTGGCAGTTACGGCCCTTTCTGCCGGAGCGGCAAACGATGCTTCTATTACTGACGCGCAGTACAACACCGGCCTGGGGCTGCTCAATGACGCTCTGGGCGTCGGTGCAGTTGCTTGTCCGGAATCACAGTCGGACACTATGAATGGAAACCTGGTAGAGCATGCAAATGAGTACAACAGGGTTGCTCTTCTCGCTGGGCCAGAATCACAAACAATTGCTCAGGCCAAGACTGCGGCACTAACCGTGCAGGCATTGGAACACTCAGAGCATGCTGCTTACTTCTATCCATGGATAGAGGTCCCAACATCAATCTCTGGAATTACACGAATGATTCCACCGATTGGGTATGTTGCCGCAAAGAGAGCCCTTGCTCATAATCAAAGTGGAGCTCATGTTCCGGCTGCTGGTTTGCTTTCATCGTCACGTTTTGTGAGTGGTGTCAAATTTGATATTAACAAAATTAGCGGTGACGAACTTGATGAGGGTTTTGTTAATGCAATCAGAGTCATTCAGAACACTGTAAGAATTTACGGTGCCCGTTCGTGCTCGGTTGATACAGATAATTTCAAATACATCACACAGCAAGATGTTGTAAACACTGTTGTTTCTGAAGCCTACCGCTCGCTGGAAGATTTGGTATTCAGCGCAATCGACGGAAGAAACACAATTTTTTCAAATATTTCGGCGCGACTTGTGGCGATTCTCGCCTCAATGAGAGACACTGGTGCTCTTTATCCAGCGTACGACGCAAATGGAAGATTGCTTGACCCAGGTTTCACCGTAAAGTGCGACTCAACAATCAATCCGGCCTCTCAGCTGAACGATGGTTTGGTTAAGGCCAGGGTTGGTTTGAGGGTCAGCAGCATCGGTGACCAAATCCAAATCGACATTGTCAAGTCGAACCTAACCACTTCAGTGGTGTAACGGAGGAATAAAACATGGCAAAAATAGCGCAAAGACAAGTACTGGCAGAAATTGCCCCAACGGGGTTTGGTGCTGAAACCAAGCAACAAATCAACGTTCAGGCAAACCTCCCCAAGTGGACCCTGTTCAGATTTGCTCAAGTGTCTGGTGGCGAAATTACCGCATCGGTAGAAAAAATTTACGAAGGCGGCAAATCTCGTCCAACGGTTTTGTGTGCTCCATCGGAAATTGGGGACATCACCCTCACGGCCCACTATGACGATGACATGAATCCGTCAGAAACGGCTGCTGGTATTGGTAGAAAACTTAAGGATTTAAGAAAGTATGTTGGTGTCGCTTATTACAATATTACGGTATCTGTTTACGATTGCGACATCAAAGACCCAACAAACGACAGAATTTACTACAATGCTTTGCTTGTTGGCATGACGGAACCAGAAGGTGATTCATCGTCTGGTGCCCCAGCAACATTTGCCTTAACGTTTGCAATCTCCGACGTGGAAAGCCCTACTGCCAGCTAAACCTAGTTGCAATAAAACAATATTTCGTGTGATAGGTTTCGTTCTATGAGCGACACACTTTACACATCGGATAATTCCGAACCATCAAAGAAAAAGCAAACACCCGTGAAGGACGGCGCTTTGCCGCAGTTCAAGGAAGAGACACAACTTGACCGGCTTCGTACGGTTATCAGAAAAAAGGTTGAGCGTCAACCTGTTCTGATTCCGGTTCCTGAGCGTCATGGCGTAAGCGTTAAGGTCAGTCCGAACATAACGCAAACCCAAATGAAAAACTGGCGCAAAAATGCGGGTGAGGATTCCAGAAATGGTCTCGACGCCACAAAGTTTGCATGTCTTGTAATTGGGCATACAACCACGGGAATTTATATTGACGACGAGGAAGTTTTGGATTCGGAAGGCAATTATTTAAATTTTGCTCATCCAATGATTTTGGAAATGACTGAAACGACGCGCCCAGTACCAGATGCAGTTCGCGCATTGTTTGGCGTTGACCCACACGTCGAATCTGCTGCTCTTGCGATTCTTGATGCGGCTGGATATTCAGATACAGTAACAGCAGTGGACCCTACGAAGGAGTCTACGACGAATTAGTCAAAGACTCCCGAATATCGTCGGCCGCTCGCCTTGGTGAGCTGTTTGGCCAAAATCCACTTTCTCTGCTAGATGTTGACGATGATGCCTGGTTGATTTTACTTGCTTGTGCTAAAGTTATAGGTAACGACCGCGAAGAGCAAGAGCGTAAGTCGAAGACTCAGTAGCGTGCCAGCTACATAGCTCGGCGCTTTTACACTCACGTGACCAAAAATCACTCGGAGAGGTAATGGCCGACGAAAAAGTAAATATAGTTGTCAAGGTTATAACCAAGACTAAACAGCTTGATGCGCTGTTAGCAAAAATCAAACTCGTTGAAGCATTAGAAGACAGGTTGTCTTCCGCCAAGAATGTTCAAAAATATGCCCAAGGAGCTGGCGCGGCACTCAGTCGGGCAACTTTAAAATGGAAAAAACACTTCGACTTCGTTGATAGTGGCATACGAATGTTTGGGAAAACGCTTACTAAATTTTTGAAATTCGCCATAAAAGGTGTTTTGATAGAAATGGGCCTTCTTTCTGTGGCAATGGTTGGCTGGCATGCCTTGGTAAAAGGCGGTCAATATATAGTTAAGGCTTACCACGGGGTGTTGCAATTACTTGCTGGTGGTGCTGCGGCTGCGACTATCGCAATAGCTACTGTTTCTGCTGCGATTCGAGAACAGCAAGCTGCCATGTACGCCTACAGGGGCAAAGGGGCTCGCCAATTCGGTAGTGGCATGAATCAAACAGCTATGGCGATGAGAAACCTGCAAATGAACGCAGAGCTAGCTTCTCTTGGTGTTGAGGCTTTGAATGGCGCATATGCGTCAATGTCTAAAACAATGAAAGTAACTCAGATAAATAGAAGTGGTGCATCTATAAAAGCTCTTATGGATTTTGGTGCTGCTGGACAAGACCCCAAAAAAACAATAGCTCAAGTTGGCACAATCGTTGCTGTTCTTAATGATGAAAAAAAGAGTCTTTCCAATGTTATTTCTGAGGCTAAAAAACTTGGCCCAGAGATGGAAAAGGCCCTAAAGGGAACAAAAATAAAAACAAAAAAGCAATTCAAGGAATTGCTTATGTCTGGAGAACTTGCGAAAAAGGGTGGAGTTCTCGGTCAGTTTGATGCAGTAAATGAAACGCTCATAGGTCAACTCACAAAATATTTCACGCTTCTAAGGGGAAAATTTGCTGATTTTGGAGAACAATTTCTAGGTCCGGTAAAAGTAGCTTTTGAAAAAATCTTCAAAACTATAAGTAGAGATTTGTCACGATTGATGACGAGCATCATGTTTAATCCCGGTGGCGAGACATTTATTGATGGTTTGGCTAATGGCGTGGAAAAATTTAGTGGTTGGTTGGTTAAAACAATACGAGATTATTTACCGAAAATCCAAGGCATGTTCGGCAGAATGGGAGACTGGTGGAGCAATTTTAAACGCGGATGGAATCTTGTCCTCGAAAGATTAAGACCGTTAATAGATGGTGCTCGAGTTATTGAAAAAGCATTTGGACAGGTTTGGCAAGCAATAAAAGAAGGCGCAGAAAACATGGGCCATTTCCGCAAGTTGCTGCTGGCGAATGAGTTAACCGTAATCGAAACCGGTACGCGTATTGGTGATTTGATTCGCGACGTATCTGATTTGTTCTTCAGAATGAAGACTGTATTTTTTGAAATTCTTCCATTTTTGAATGATGTTCTTAGCGGTATAGGAATGCTGATTAGGGGTATGACAAAACTCCTAACCGGCCTCGGCGGCGGTGGTGGTGGTTTTGCAAAGGCATTAGGGCCCTTATTGGCTTTCCAAATATTCGGAAGCCGAATGATGGGCGCTGCAGGAAAACTTATGCCTGGAATAACGGGTCAACAAAAAAGTCTTCCGTTCAGCAATGTTTCAACAATGCCTGTTACGGCAACAAATGTTTACGTAAATGGGAGTCCAGTTCCAGGGGCTGGAGCGGCAGGGGCTGGCAGTGGGAGGATGTCTAGCGGTGGTGGTGGTGGTGGTGCCGGAATGGCAGGACCGATACACCCATACGGTCCAACACAGCAAGCATACAACTCATATTATGGTCCAGCACTTTCTCGCCTTTATTCAACAAGCAACGCCGCACAACTTGCGGATTTTGGGGCCAAAACTGCAGCGATTGGCCATAGGGAGCTTAAGGGCCCACGAGGAAAAGGAATACTAATTGGTCAAGCTGTAACTGGTTCCAATTTGCCCACCGCTTGGTCCCGTGATGGAATTCCAATAACAAATCAATTTATTCCAGAAAGAGACTTTCAGCAAACTACGGCTGTTGGCAAAAATGGAGCTCCTGTATTCCAAGACGTAAGAGCACTAGGCGGAGTGTATTTAAATAATCGTGGAATAGCAATGGGTGCATCACAAACTTCACAAAGTGTGTTTGGGCGAATAAAAGTTGACCCAAGAATGAGACTCGGCGAATCAATGCGAGTTGGCAGGCTAATGAAACAAGGCTTTGAAGCTGGAGACATGTACAGAGCCGGGATGGACCGTAGAGCATACGAAAGACAATTCATGCTTGCAACACCCGGAGCAGGAATGGTCACACCGGTGCCCGGTGTTCATATGGCGCTCGGAATGAATGGCTCGAGAAACATGGTTATGCCTGGCGGTATAAACCCAAATATTGACTATGAAAGATTAAGCAATAGGCGTCTTTCTCGATTGGTTGCAAGCAGGGGTCTCGGCGGCGGAATGGGCAGAGAGGAAGCATTGGCTGCAATAAAACAAAATGACCTTGATAGAAGAATTGCACATAGGGTTGCAGCTGGCGAAATTTCCATGAGAGACGCACGTTTGCCTGGAATGATGAGCGAGTCTTTTAGGACTGGGGAGTTCGAAAGATGGAAAGAAACAACAAGAAATAAAGAAACTGGGGAACGCGAATATACGGGAAGAGTTGTTGACCCTGGCCTCACAGCAAGAGAAAGATTAACTCGTTCAAGTATGGCTTTTGGCTCGAGGTTGCGAGACGTTTCTGCAACTGCTGCGTATAAAGCACGAGGAGTTGCTGGCATGTTTCAGGGGGCTATGGGCTACCTAAATGACGGAAGATTTGACCCAACATTAAATGATGGCAAAGGCGACTTCGTAAATGTAGAAAAAATGAGACAAGAAGCTCGCGACAGAATGATGCAAGCAAGAAATGAACAAAATAGGGGAAGATTCGCGACTCGACTCTCTTATACGCGAGAAATGGCGAGAATAGCCAGAAGCGAAACAAAATTTGGCGCAGGGCAAAAACGATTTGCACAAAGCGGAACTGGCCGCATGGGCACTTCAATGGGCTTGGCTATGGCTAGCCAATTTGCGCCAGAAGAAATGCGCGGAGCTATGGCGCTTGGTGGAACGCTTTCAATGATTGACCCACGTCTTGGCTTGGCTGTTGCCGGCGTAGGTGGAGCTCTTAAGGCAAAAAGTGTCGGAGCTGGAGCGCTCGCCGGTGCTGCCGGTGGTGCCCAAATAGGAGCTTTGTTCGGTCCTGCTGGTGCGGCAATTGGAGCTGGAATAGGTCTTCTTGCTGGCGGAATCATGGGCGCGATAAATAAGCACAAGGACCAAATGAAGAAAGCAACAAAAGCAGCTCAAGGCACAATCAATAGCATGTTCACCGGACTCGCTAGTGCTGCTTCAAGACAGTTTGACCTAAACAGGGAAGCTCAAGCACTTGGTTTAGACATGTCTAAACAAAAATCAGCATTTGGAAGCATTGTAAGCGATTTTCAAAAAAAACGAGAAATATTTGCTGACAACATAAAAAAAGGTGAATTGTTTAAATCTTTTGACTCAGCAGATGCCGCGAACAAAGACAGTGCTGCAATAGCACTGATTGAGGACATATATTCCAGACAAAGTCAGTTTGGCATAACTATGACTGCAGAAATGAAAAAAGATGCTCTACTAAAACCAACCAAATATGTAGAAGAACTAACCAAAATCGGTGGGGCATTTGACAAATCAATGCAAAAAATGCAAGATGTCAACTCAGACCGACTTAAACAGCTCACTAGGGATACTGGAAAATCAGAAGCCGAACTTGAACTCTTGGCACAGGAACTTGGTATCAACCTTTACGACGCAACCGTTAAGTACAAGGATTTGGCAAAAAGTCTTGGTGCCACACTAATCAAAACAGCATCCCAACTTAACGATGCGCTAGCAGACGCGTTTATTAAACGAGGCGACCCATTTACGAAAAACATAAAACAACGAGAAGCCGAATTAGCAATCGACAGGTCCGCCCAGGGCTTTAGGGACAAATTAATGTCCAAGGACGCCACGGCTGAAGAAAAAACAATTGCTACTGACGAATTTTTTGCATCATTTGCAGACCAGAACCTTGCAGCAAACAAGGGGAATGCACTCGATGCTTATTTGGATTCTTACAATATGTTTATGCGTGGTGACGGTGACGCGTTTAAAGAAGGAAATGTGTTTGGTGGCATGAGTGAAGCCGACACAGCGATTGCGAAAACAGCAGGCGAGACCCTAACCACTGGATATAGGGAAGACATAGTTGCTGAAGTAACCGGCCAGTTAGCCGCGATAGCTGCTTCAAATAACATGTCTTTTGACCAGGGTGCTTTGAAAAAGCAAGTCGCAGGTTTGTTAGAAGCAGATTTCATACGTCTTGCCAGAGGTATGCAAAATGGCGTTGTTGACAGACTTACGACAGACGAAATAACTGGTCTCTCGTCTGGGGAGGCGGGAATCAACAAGTTGCTCAACTGGGCTAATATCGACAAATCAAAGACAGGAATTAAGGCAATTGATGCAGGAGTAGAAGGAGAGGGTCTTGATAAATTTACTGGCGACCTAAAAGACGTTGCTCAAAAAATGAAATTAGACTACGACGAATTTAATCGTGCCGTCACCTTATACAAAACGACAACTGAAAGCTTTTTCAAGGGTTCTGCTGGTGGGCCTGACTGGTGGCAAAAAGGTCTCACATGGGACGGAACAACACTTAAGCCAGATACAGCGACTCCTCGAGGCGGCCAAATAGGCGACACAACAACATCTAAGCTTTCTCAAACAATGGCGCGTCATCAAGCGATGGATGGACAATTGACCGGTAAAAGAAGTGTCACTTCATCATGGAGAAACTTCAATCTTGGTTCTTCCAACTCAGACCACATAACTGGAAGAGCGTACGACCTTGTTGGCCAAAATCTTGGCAAATATGCGACAATGATTCACGCCAATGGTGGTTTTGCGGAATTCCATGGAAACATGGCAGAAAGACACCTACATGTCGTTCCGGGACCAGTACCAGGCGTGGGAGACAAATCGGTTCCAGCAATGAGCACAACTTATGCGTCCCTGGCAAACTCTCCTGCGGCCGGACCGGGTAATTACACGATTAATATAAACGGCGCAAACGCTTCGCCGGAGGCAATAGCAAATATGGTCGTGGCGAGACTTGACGACCGCGAACGCAAGTATAGGGAGAGATAAAAATGGCGTACGGCGATATTTCTCTCTTTACTACCGGATGGACAAAACAAGACAACCCAAGCTTGTACAAAAACTATCCAATAAAGAAAAAATACAAACAAACGATTGTTACAAATTTGCCGCAGTGGCCTAACT